TCAAGGCGGAAACACAACCGGCTAACACAAGACCGGATGGTCGGCATCCTTGCTGACGTGGCAAGGATAGAAGACAGAGACGTGAGGATAAGCATACTGAATAAACTGATAACACGATAGAGACATGGAAACAACATCACATAAGAACTACCTCCTCGCCGATAACGACCGCCTGCAGGTATGGGCAAACTACAACAACAGCATTGTTTGGGTAACCCGAAACGGAGAGTTGGTAAACAGAGTAGATAACGCAACCATAGCGGACGTGGAGAAGGTGCTCCACGACGCTGGGTTCTAAATGGCACATATAGAACGGCCGTGCAGGTAGCTAAAAGGGTAAAGCCGACCCCGTAAGGGTTAAGTTGGAGGGTTCGAATCCCTCCCCTGCAACAAATTAAGAATAAGACAATGAGATGTACGAGATAAGAGACAACATATTAACAATTAGCGTGAACGACTGGATTCGCTGCGGGCTGACAGAAAACCAATACTACAATGACATCAGACGCTCCGGCCTTCACACGACAGACCTTGCGAAGGGTGGAGAGACGCGGATCGTCGTGTCCAGCATCCCATCACGCAGACTGCGGCAGATAGAGCTGCACCTTGGCAAGGCTGCAGACAACTCCACGCTCTCGGTTACGGAGATAGAGCGCAAGCAGGAGGCGATTGCCTTCTACGCAGAATTCCGCTACATGGACGAGACCGGTAAACAGCGGGCGTTGCCTGAAGACAAGCAGACGCAGTATGTGAACGAGGCCTCGCTGCTTGATTACTTCGCAAAGAGGAGGCGAATGATGCGAGAGAATGGACGTCGCATAAGCAATAAGGAATACTACGCACGCTGTGTGGAGAAGGCGAAAGGACTTGCTGAAGGGGATTGGACAAACAACCTGCCACGCAACGTGAGAAGCTTCGAACGTAGGTTTGAAGAGTATTTGAACGGCGGATACAGGGTGCTTATACATAACAATTACGGTAAGAAACAGGCCGAAAAACTGACAGCGGAGGCGAAACTGTGGCTCATAGCACGTTTCGCCACTCCGGTGGAAAAGTTGACCATGAAGCAGCTGTTCTACGCATACAATGCGGAAGTGGTGAGACATGCAGGAGGCGACGACGAAGACGCATGGAAGCCGCTGAAGAGCGAGGACACGATACGTCTATTCCTCGAACGCCCAGAAATCAAGCCGATGTGGTACGGAATGCGATATGGAGAATTGGAAGCGAAGGAGAAGTACACACGCCAGCACCGCACTATCCTCCCTACCAGGCGCGATACGCTGTGGTATGGTGACGGAACGAAGCTCAACTACTATTATCTGGACGAGAACGGCAAACGTGCCACGATGAACGTATATGAGGTTGTCGACGTCTATTCGGAGTGTTTCCTCGGATACCAGGAGTCGAAGACGGAGAATTTCGCGGACCAGTACTACGCATACCGAAAGGCATTGCAGTTTGCAGGGCACAAACCCTACGAAATCAAGTTCGATAACCAAGGAGGACATAAGAAACTGATGGGCGGCAACTTCTTCAAGAGCCTTACCCGCGTGGCCATAACCACCATGCCGTACAACGGGCGAAGCAAGACGATTGAGAGCATCTTCGGCCGCTTCCAGTCGGAGTACCTTCACAAAGAATGGTTCTTCACGGGGCAGAACGTGACGGCAAAGAAGATGGAGAGCCGCCCCAACATGGAGATGGTGCTTGCCAATACGGAGAACCTACCGAGCAAGGAAGAGGCGCTGAAGACATACCTCATGCGGCGAGAAGAATGGAACAACGCCATCCTTCCTGGCACTAACATGACCCGCATCGAAGCATACCGGAAGAGTAAGAACGAACAGGCGCAGCCGGTCTCCATGCTCGACCTAATAGACATCTTCGGAATCATAAACCCGACCCCAATCACATACCGTTCAAACGGCGTTCAAATGAAGGTTTGCGGCATTCAGTACGAGTGGGAGGTATTGACGGCCGACGGGGCTCCCGACTTCGACTTCTTGTCGAAGAACGTGGACCGCAAGTTCCACGTAAAGTACGACCCTAAGGACATGAGCATCGTCTCCCTCTACACGAAGGATGCTAACGGATACAGATTCGAGGCTCTCGCACAGAAGTACATAAAGGTACACCGTGCCCTGCAGGATCAGGACAAGTTGGACCACTCCTTCATCAGGGTTATGGATGAAAGAAACAAACAGATGCGTATCGGGATGCAGGCGGAGACGGAGCGCATCATGGAGGAGGCAGGCGTACACCCGTCTCAGCACGGGCTGAACATGCCGAAGTTGAAAGGAATATCCGCCAAGAAGGCGGCGAAGCACGAGGACTACGGCGAGTTCACCAAGGAGGTGTCGAACATCGACATGTCCGACATAAGGAGCAAGTATTAATCAATTAATTATATATTTATGACTAACGAAGAGAAAGAGGCTATCAGGACACAACTGGAGGTGTTCGTGGCGCAGAAAGGTTCGGCAAACAAGGCGGCGACGTTCATCGGAGTGAGCGCAGGTACGATATCGCAGGTCCGCAACAACAATTGGTCGCTAATACGTGACGACATGTGGCGAAGCATAGCGGCTGCAATAAGGCAGGACAGCGGAGAAAGTAACATATTAAAGAAATGGAACATCGTGGAAACTAAGAACTACAAGGAATTGACACAGACATTCTCCGACGCACAGGAAGACTCATTGGTAATGGCCGTGTGTGCGGAAGCGGGCAGCGGAAAGAGTGTTACGGCTAAGTGCTATGCCGAGTCACATCACAACGTATTCGTGCTAAGCTGCTCGGAATACTGGAACAGGAAGGTATTCCTTCTCGAACTACTAAGAGTGCTTGGCAGGAATGCGGAGGGCGACACAGTAGGCGAGATGGTAAACTACATCGTACAGACACTGAAGAGGACGGACAGCCCGCTGCTGATAGTAGATGAAGCCGACAAACTGAGCGATCAAGTCCTTTATTTCTTCATCACGCTCTACAACAAGTTGGAGGACCATTGCGGCATAGTGCTGATGGCTACCGACTATCTGCAGAAGAAGATAACGAGGGGCATCCGTCTTAACAAAAAGGGCTACAAGGAAATATACAGCCGTATTGGGCACCGTTTCATCACATTGTCACCAACGAATTCGACAGACATTGCGGAGATATGCACGGCAAACGGGATTGACAGCAAGACGGAGATAAAGGAGATAGAGAAAGACAGCGACAACGACCTTCGGAGAGTGCGTCGCAAGGTATTCGCAATAAACAAGATGAAGGGGAAATGAAGCGGGCTTACAACATTAAGGACGTGATGAAGAGGAACTATCCCACACTCGACTTCGAAGGAAAATGGCGGGATGCGTGCGGAATTCCTGCGGACAGAGGAACGTGGGTTATCTACGGAAAGCCAAAGAACGGCAAGACGTCCCTCTGCATGCAGCTGGTGAAGTACTTGGCATCGAATTTCGGCAAGGTTTACTATAACAGCTATGAGGAAGGACTTTCCCTCTCCATCATGGAGGCATACAGAAGAGTTAGGATGGACGACTTGAAGGCATCTTCGGTGATGATGGTGAAGGAGGAATACGACGAGATGGTGGAGCGTCTGAAACGTCCCGCATCCCCCAAGTTCGTGTTCACCGACTCCATCCAGTTCATCGACCTGACGGTGCCACAGTACAAGAAGCTCAAAGAGCTGTTCCCGACAAAGGTGTTCATATTCGTCAGCCACGTGGAGGGTCTTGGGCTTCAGGGCGCAACGGCCAAGAAGATAGAGAAGGATGCGAGCATACTCATGAAGGTGGACCACTTCCGGATGATAGCGACAGGAAGGTACGGAGGCGGAGAACCATACACGATAAACGAAGAAAGAGCAAAAAAATATTGGGGCGAACTATAACATAACGATATGACAATGACAATAACGGAACAACAGACAAAGGCTCAGATTCAGCACGCAAGGCTGCTGAAGAGGTATCACACCCTTTGCACGAAGAAAGGGTTGACAGACGAAGACAAGGAGGCATTGCTCGAAGGATTCGGAAAAACAAGCAGCAAGGACATGAGCAACCTTGAGCTTGCAGCCGTAATCGGCTCTCTCGAAGGCAACAGAAAGCAGCCTACTGGCGACAAGATGGACACATGGAGAAAGCGGGTAATCGCTGCCGTGTTCGGCTACCACAAGACGGTAGGAAAGGCTATGACGATGTCGGCAGTGAAGGCTGTGGTGACAAGGCAGAGCGGATACGCAACGCTGAACAAGATACCTAAGGCTCGGCTAATAGCATTATACAACTACTGGAACCACGCAACACAACAGGCGAAAGCCGGCGAAGCGATGAAAGGAGGCAGCAATGACTAGGGCGATGGAATTGGAGCTTGAAATCTCCGATTTGGAGATTAAGATTGAGAACGGCAACACGGACGAACAGCTGTTGCGTGAGCTGAACGAGAAGCGTGTGCTGCTCGCACAGAAGACTAGGAAGACGGACAGGAAGATGTCTCTGTTGCTCGGCTATCGCTTCGAGGGGATACGTACTGCACAACTAAACATGGCACATAGATGATACAGTACTGCAACAACAAGAAGTGCGACAAGACGCACTGCGCCAGGCACCGCTCCCGCAACGTGGACTTCAGCCAGGCGGAGGACAAGAATACGGAGGGGCTATTCCTATGCCCTGCTTATTATCCGGTATGGAAAGGAAAACTAAAAACAAAAGAAAAATGACAACAAATCTAGTGGCAGCCGCCTACGAGGCGACTTACGAAAAAAGGGCGAAAAAGGTAGCGGCACTGCTTAGCGCAGCGCACCTGCTAAATACGGAAGCCATAGCCCTTGTTGATGAGAGTGAAGGGCTGATGGACGGGCACATAAAGATAGTGCGGGAGCTGAAGTACAACAGCAAGCGCCTTCAGTTTGCGTTCGACGAATATGTGCGTAGCTTCAACAAACTGGTAAAGCAGCCGGAGGCGTTCAAGTACCTCGCAGCCGACTTCGAGGACTTCGACCTCGCATTCAGAAAGTATGCAAAACTAACGGATTTATAAATTTAAATACTAACAAAGGAAATGGAAGTGATGATTGAACGCCACTTCGGCGGAGGCTGGAGAATAGAAGTTCCTAGCCGATCGATGTCTGCAGTAATTGCAGAGGCGATACAAGACAGCGACACGCTGCTGTTTGTTGACAGCGTGGTGATGAAGTACGGCGGGTTGCCTTCTGTAATAAACGTGAAGGGGGACTCACGCTACGAGCGGGAATTGAAGGATATAATAAGAGAAATTGCTAATAAATAGGACAAGATGGAAGTTATTAAAACAGCGGTAGAAATGACCGCAGAAGAGAAGGCGCAGTTCGAAGCCTACAAGGCGGAAAAGGCGAAGAAGGAGGCAGAAGCACGCCGCAAGACGGAGCGTGAGACATACAGTGCATTAGTCGAAGAGACTATAGAAGCCGCAATACCCACATTGCAGAGTATATCTGATGGTATCTCAGAGACGAAGAGGCAGGTCCTCGAGTCTTTCAGGGCGGCACTAGAAATGAAGTCGGAGTTGTTTAACGTGAAAAATGAGCAGCGTACACACACGTTCACGTCGGAGGATGGTACTAAACGCATAACGCTAGGTCAGTACTGCCTGGACGGTTACCGTGACACGGTTAACGAGGGCATCGCAATGGTGAAGGAATACATAGAGAGTCTTGCGAAGGACGACGACAGCCGTGCGCTGGTGAACGCTGTGCTTAGACTTCTTTCTAAGGATCAGGCAGGAAATCTGAAGGCAAGTCGTGTTATACAGCTACAGAAGATGGCTAACGAGAGCAGCGATGAGAGGTTCATAGAAGGTGTTCGAATAATAAACGAGAGCTATCAGCCCGTTGTGTCGAGGCAGTTCATTAGGGCGGAGGTTAGACAAGAGAACGGTGAGTGGAAGAACATTCCTCTCGGAATGACGGAGGCATAATATGGAAGAGTTTATATTGTCGGCAATATTCCTCGCCTGCCTGTTTGGAATAATAATCCTATTCGCGGAAGTTGTAAGCGGTGTGCTAAGCGACGGGTACGACTACCATAGAGACATGGAGGAGATGGATGAGGACGAAGACGAAGATTGGCATAACTGAAGAGGAGTTCCGCACGTCCGAGATAGTTAAGGGCAACAGCTCATCCTATCTCGGGGCGTGGAACTCGAAGTGCTTCTTCTTCGTTGTCTTCGGCTACCCTAACGGGGCGAGACTCAGGATAACGTATTGGAAGACCGCAGGACAGGTGCTGGCTTGCGTGCGCGACTACTACGGCGCCTATCATTGCATCGGAAACAACATAAGGAGCATGGAGGAGGTAAATCGACTTCTTCTCGGTTTCGACTGGAGAATGTACGATGCGAAGGAGAGGAAGAAGGCGGTGTACGTTACAAACAAGACGGACGTCCGACCTACGGAGGAAGACATGAAGGACATAATTGAGCGAATTAACAAAATACAGAATGATCATAGCCATTGACTTTGACGGCACGATTTGCCGAAGCGACTTTCCCGTGATAACAGGTGCCATGCCCTACGCCAAGGAGGCGATAAACCAGTTGCACAAAGACGGTCATTATATCATT